CCATCGATCAACGTCTTTTATCAATTGGCCCTTGGGCAACAATTGAGGCAGCGCCTTGCAAGGCGACCACGTAATGTCCGAAAGGACGGCAAAACCGTCTATAAGGCTTACGCGGGTTGGGACTTGGATCGTGCGCAAGATGTTCACCGGCAGGTCGCCGAGACATCCTCTGTCACGCGAGAGTTCGCTACTCTCGACCTTTCAAATGCAAGCGATACCGTAGCAAGTACTTTAGTTAAGGTACTGCTACCCCGCAAGTGGTATGAGGCGCTCGACGACCTTCGGTCGAAGAAGACCTTCATACAAAACAAGTGGGTCGTACTCGAAAAGTTTTCGAGTATGGGTAACGGCTTCACGTTCGAGCTGGAGACGATCTTATTTGCTGCAATAGCTTGTTCCGTCACACGTGAGTGTGATGGGTTGGGCGAATTAGGCAGCGACGTCTTTGTGTTCGGCGACGACATCATTGTGAAAAACAGTGTTGCTCGTCCTCTGAAGTCGGTTCTTGAGTTCCTGGGCTTTAATTTGAATTACGAGAAATCGTACTTTGATGACAGTCCGTTCCGAGAGAGCTGTGGGGCCGATTTTTTCGCCGGGAAACCGGTTAGGCCTTATTTTCTCAAGGAGCTTCCAAATGGACCTCAAGACTATTTCGGTCTTGCTAATGGCATTGCCTCTCTTACCGACCGGATTGCCCTTACGGGCTACGAGGTTGGTAGGAGGGCTTGGTTTAGTGTTCTTGATTGTATCCCTACAAGGATACGATCTTGCCGAGGTCCAAAAGACCTTGGGGACATTGTCATCCATGACAATGAAGAGCACTGGACCTGCCGTTGGCGAAACGGAATAAGGTACCTCAAGGCTCTCAAGCCTGATCGAGTCCGAGTGATCGGGTTCGACAGATTTGATCCGAGAGTAGTCCTAGCTTGCGCCACTTACGGGACTGGAAACTATGGCACTCCTATCAGTGATGGTGGGGATGTCGTTCTCCGTCGAGAGGGAGTTATTCCTCGAGACGGTGTCCTGTCCTTTAAGGTTGGTTGGGTGCCCTACTCGTAAGAGTAGGGCGACGTAGTGCTAACGACACTTG